TGTAATTGAATCGGCTATCGTCTGCATGTCCGGCGCTCCAATTAAGTCCTCGTTCATAATGCGCTGTAGCTTTAATGTAGCCTCTTCTTGCGTTAGGCCGTAATAGTTCATAATAGCGTCTACTCGCGATTGTATGCCCGCGCTAATGGCCTTAATTTCGTTGTCTAGTTGAGCGTTCTTGTCTACAATGATACTATCGTCAAATGAAACTGTTACATCGTAATCAACTGGCGCACGGTATAGTCCAGAAGCTGTAGCTAAGATTCCGATAGCCTTGATAACGTCTGTAATACCTTGTTCAATTACATTCTCATGTGATTTCTTAGTTCGGAATGTTTTGCTATTCTCACTAACGATTTCTGTAGCTGTTTTAAGCCCTGATTTTTCAAAGCTAAACGACCCCGCACTGAAACCAATTTGTAAAGCCAAAGTGTCTAAAGCTGTATTAAGTCCGCTAATGTGTTCTTGCGCACGAATAGTTAGGTTGACCTCTTTCATAAAGTCGCTATCCATACCACCGACATCCATAGCTTCGTATGTTTCATCATAAGCGTCGAAATAGCGGTCAAAGGTTCCATTAGCGTTAGGTGTAGACTTAATAGCGCTAGTTGGTACAATGATACGCTTACGACCTAATCGGAACTCTCGTAAATACGAATCGAATATAGTATCAATAGTTTTCAATGTGTCGATACTGTTTGCATAAATCGAAATACCCAGAGGTAAAGAACTATCTATGTTATTCGCTGTATTCGGCTTAAAGTAAGTGAATAACGGTCGATCAACGTTATTAAACCGAACTTCTGGCTCCAGGTCAGGAAATACCTCCGACAATGGAACTTTAGTACCTAACTTTTCCTTGTTATCGCTACGATATAATTCGTTCCGTACTACATAAACGCCTTGCTCGAATAAATGCCATTCTAGTAGAGTGTAATGATTTTTGCCTTTAGTAATATAAGAAGGGAATACCGCCTCTTTCACTCGCGTGCTGTCCCACGATACAGGAATAAAGTTTTCCGCTGTACTGTAACCAATTCGAATCTTGCCGCCTTCAATGTACGGTTTAACTATCATACCGCCTTGAGAGAACATGAATTCTAAATATTGTTGGAAGTTTGAGTTGAAAGCATTGTCTTTAAATACATCCTGGATGAATTGATTATATTTTTCGTCACTAATACTAATGTTCGAGCGTTCATTGAAAATCAATGTAGCAATTTCTTGTGACACTACTTTAGGAATGTTTAAAGTCGCTAGTGTACGTTTGTACGAACCGCGACCGATTGAATGAGATTGCACTTCATGGATACTCTTAGCATATCCCTTGTGAAGTTGTTTCCATAGCTTTATATGCTCGTAAAACTCAACAGGTATATTAATACCCTTTACTTCTTCTAAGCCTTGTAAATCGTTAATAATGCCCATCTTTACACCAACCTTTATAATAAAATTTTTAATATTAGAAAACAATCTTTATACCCCCTTAATTCACATATCGTTTATAGAAGTAATTTATTGCGTACCTCGCGCTATCTAAAGCATGGTTATAGTTGTCTATCGGCTTTCCGTTGTCTAATCTCACATACATTCCTATTTCAGTTAAAATGCCATTATGGTGGTAAGTGTTATTCTCTAGTAGGTAATAGCGTTCGTCACTCATAGCATTCTGTAAACGTTCAATACCTACCTCTATTCCTTGACTAGAACCTTTTACTTCGCCGTTGTTATTCATAGCGCCCTTAGTTTTAATGCCTAAGAGATGCAACTCTTCTCGTAATGATTTACAAGCGGGGTCAACCATAAACTCTGTATGATTCATCTTATACTTGCGTTCACACCATTCTTTAAATACTTTCAACTCTTTAGCATAAACACTCATAGCTTTAGTTTCTCCGGTATCTTTACCTGAATGATAATACGAAGCTACTTGAACCATTCTAAACTTACCTTCGAAATTAACTACGATATTGCAATGACAAGTAGTTGCGTCAGACTGGCCTCCATCTGCTGTAAAGAACATTTCTACAGGTTGCCCCTTTAATTGATCAACGACATGATAAGAAGTGTCAAACATGCTGTATATAACACCGCTAGGCATTACACGTTTTCCCTCCCAATCTCGCGCTAGCAAGTACGGAGATTTCTTTAGCACGTTATAAATTTCTAGTTTACGAGTTTCTGTTAGTATAGGGTTATCATGTACTAGCCAATGCGTCCACTTAGTATCTTGTATTTCAAATACTTTACTAATAACAGGATGATGAGGGGCAGGAGGGTTTAGGTCCGCTAAGTGAAAACGATTTTTCGCGGCAAATGTACGTCTGAAACATTCTTGAATAAAGTCCATATTCAATAAATTTATTTCTGCAAAAAATACAGAACCTAAAGACATACCTGTAATAGCCCCTACACTATTTGATTTACTACCGCCTTTATAATATACACGTCTAACACCTTTAGGCGTATGGATTAATAAGTGCGCACCATGTTTGTCGTCCCGTTCTTCACATAAGTGTCCGAATATATGTTTCAGACCTGTCCCATCTCCATCTACTACTAATCTATACGCTTGTTCCTGTGAGTAAGCAACTATTAAATGGTTAGCATCTTCTGTTTCTAGTAAATAACGTGCGTATCTAAAGTGACCTGCGGTCGTTTTACCACTTCTTGTTTAACTACGTATAGGAACCCCTTCATTCACTTCTAAAGTATGAATAAAAGGGGCTCTAATAATCTCCGTTTGTTTAGGAGAAAATTTCATTAACATATGGGCACCACCACTCTTTCCGCCTTTAATAAGACTATAAAAATATATATTATTTTTCTGATTCTTCTGCTAACTTGACTTCTTTTTCCATTGCTTTAAATGATTTGTCGCTTAAAACGTCCACTAAGCTCTCTAATAAGCTAGTATCTTTCTTATCTCCACGAAGTTTTTCTTTGGTAAGTTTAACAACTTCCGTTTCTTCCTTAATTTTTTCAACTTGCGCTTTAGATAATGGACTTTCTCTCCACTGTTCGGGCATGCGTGATTTAAGCCAGAAAATTTGCGCTGTTGTATCAGGTGGTAATTGTTTAGTAACACGTTTAGATATTACCAGGTCCCCGAATTCATTCAACTCTTCTGTAACTTCTGTAATTGTAGTCCCTAAAGCGCGCTCGAATAATTTATTCTGTACAATCTGGTCCGGCTTTACCGCCCCGCGTCTATAAGCATCAGCTATTACTTCGTGGTCCTTTTCCCATTTGTAAAAAGTTTTTTCATTAATGCCAATATTTTTGGCTACGTTTGCTTTCGTTAATCCTTTTGAAGCCCACTCATTAATTTTTTGTAGTCCTTCTTCGGTTACCCAAAAAGCAAACTTTGCATTATATCCACTACGTTTAGTCATTAGTTTCACCTCATATATATTATAACATTTCCCCTATTATACCTATGTTTTGGGCATAAAAAAAGAACCTCAACCGGCAAAAGTTGAAGTTCAAAAAAAGGAGGGAATTAAAATGAACAAAAAAGAATTTGAGAATAGAAATAATGCCCCTTCGTATTTTTAATTGTGGTAAAAATAGTTCAAGTAACACTAGTTCGTATATTAAATATAACAAACATTTTTTCTTTTCTAAACTATTATTTACTCTTTTTGTTTATTTTTCCAACTATACCCTTTAATTCCTTTTGCTCTTTCACCCATTTATCGAATAATACTTTAGTTATTCCATGTTTCTCTCTTATCATCTTGTAAGTAATGCCGTTCTCTATCATTTCAATTATAACTTCTATGCTTAAATGTTTCTTTAAGTATTCTATATTGTTATTAGGATAGCTTTTAGATTCCATAAGATGCTTGTTTTCAGGTCTACCTAAGAAGTTATAAAGGTTTTTGCTCTTCACTCCGTATCTATTGGCTATGTCCGTTACGCTTAAACCTCTACTTCTCATAATCTTAAACTCTTCTTCATTAAACTTTGAAGCTATGATATCTTTAGGTTTAAAGATAACTTCAACCGCCTCTTCTTTTTCATTTTCCGACATTTTCTCGCCGTTTAATTTAACACCTACTTTGTTTCTGTAATCCTTAGTTAGTTGTTCAATACCCTTACCTAATTCATTTAGCTCCTTTAAGGCGGGACATCCTAAACATTCGTCATGGATAGTATTCAATCGACTAGCGTTTATTGGACACTTTCTGCAATTGTCATTAAGCGTCTTTTCAACTTTACATATTAACTCGTATCTGCTTTTAATAATCTCTCTCTTATTCATTTTAATTATCCCCTTTTATTTGTTTTTGTAAAATGTTCCGTCTTCTCTTTTGTTCAGCTTGTACTTATTTACGAAAGAGCGTAAAATCTTATATTCACAATCTAGCATTTCAGCAATAGACACAAGACTATGATTTTCGCGTAAATACTTTAAGTTTTCTACTTCTAAGTCTTTCTCTAGGTCCGACAACTTTTCATATTTATACAAACGTTCAGTGTAACAGTCTGCCTTTTGGCCTCTATCGCTTTCCCAGGATTCTTTATGAATCTTATGTGCTGTTAATGATTCCAGTTCTGTACCTAAGTTTCTAAGTTCTTTATAAAAAGGACATTCTAAGCATTTAATCCTGTTTTTATCGCCATCTTTAAATGGGCAATTGCTACATTCATTGTCAAGAATTTTACTAACTTTCAAAGTAGTCTGTAAAAATAGCTTATTTCTTTCCTTGCGTTCTGTCAACTCTTTTTTTCTATCAACCTTTTTGGCAGGTTGTACTATATCTAAATTGAATATATTAACTTGCTCTTCGTAATCCTTCATAATTACCCCCGTTATAAGTAAAATAAGTGTCCCGATAAGTTTTTATTTAATTCGATAGCCTCTTTTTCAAAAGTCGACAATGGTATACTTTTCCTTCCGCCCTCTATAACGCCTTTAACGTACCTCTCAAGCGTTTTAAAGTGTAACCTGAAGTATTTGTCATCCGAAGTAAAATGAACGATTAGGAAGGCTTCAGCGCCCTTGTAATGCCACGACCGGAGCAATTCGTATTGGTGTTCGTGAATATTAGCTAAAGGTAACGACTTGCCTTTTGTTTCTTTAGCATCAAAAATTACAATACTGTTATAACTGATTCCTACATAGTCGACCCACTCGCCAGTTTCTGTATGTCCTATTTTCAAGCTTTTGTTCTTCTCGTATGTACGAAGCACTTTGAAAGGCGTTGGTATCTTTCGGACATCAGCTATATTTTCCGCTCTATAAAATTCGTTAGTTTTATCTATTAACATTTCTAACGACTTGCCTCTATTTGCGTATTTACTTTTCATTACTTGCCACCCAATATTCCGTTTTTTCTAACTGGTAATAATCCTCTATGATTTAAGTCGATTGATATTAATAAAAATTCCGTTTCCGTTAATTCCAATTCCTTGCATATTTCTTCAGGTGTAAAACCTAATGCGTATAATCGAATAAAGTCTGTTTTAGTCTGTAGTGTAAATTGCATTGTAACTTCCTCAAAACCTTCTTTGAATAATTGGTACATGTTTATACCTCCTTAAGAGAAAAGGGGCTTGTAGCCCCCTTTAAATGCGTTAGAATGGCAAATCTGATTCAGTAACAGCGAATGGGTCTGTCGGAGGTGTATATGCTTGTTGTTGAGATTCCTGTTTTTTAGATTCGACGAATGTAATAGAATTTACAATAACGTCTGTAGTGAAAACTTTTGTTCCGTCTGATTTTTCGTAACTTCCTGTTTGAATTGACCCTACTACACCGATTTTATTACCTTTAGCAAAGTTATTAGCGATAATTTCCGCTGTCTTGCTAAAAGCTTTACATGAAATAAAGTCTGATTCATATTGCCCCGAAGTTTTATCCTTGAATTGACGTTTAACCGCGATTGTGAAGCTTGCAATTGCCATTCCTGAAGCTGTTACCTTGTAATCTACGTCACGCACTATATTTCCTAAACCGCTAAAAACATTCATATTATTTTACCTCTTCCATTTTTAGTATATTTTCTGCAATTCTTTTCTCAAATGACTTAATTTTTCTTTCAATCTTAAGTTTCTGAATATTTCGAGCAATATTCCAATTGTCTGAAGCTAGTACTTGCTTCAATTCGTTCTCTAAACTACGTATCTTGTTAGATAAAATTATATTTACGTCTTTTAACAAATTATATTGATTCACTTCCATCCCTTCTCTCTCATAAGTTTTAATACCGGCTCAAAATTCGGTAGTCTAATAGTTCCTTCTTTCCCTTTAATCATTGTCACGCTTTCTAATTTAAAGTTAGGAGGTACACGTCTTTTCATTTTTTTTGGCATTTGAACAATTGCTATGCCATTTCTAATTTGCATTCAACCATACCTCTAACTTTCCTACTAAACTTCTAACATCCTGTTTACTAAGAACAATGCCCATAACGCTGTATAAGTATTTCCCGTCTTTGTCGTAATACTTCTCAACTTCTAGACCTTCATTTAGGAATAACATTGATTCTTTGTCGATTTCATCCACATACAATTTACTATTTTCTTCTCGTTTACATTTGAATTCGCTCATTTTACATAACCTCCGACATAATTTTTTTAAATTTTTCTAATTCTACTTCTTTTAAAACTATCGCTATACAATTACCATCTTGTTCTGAATAAGAATTAAAAACTATGCTATCTTCATTCAATTTAATGTCTAAAAAATCGTTTTCGCCATAATGACAATTTAACTTCATTTTACATACCCTCCATTTTCTTTGCGATTCGATAAGCTTCTTCATAATCTTTGCTGTCTAAAGCCTTGTCTAGCATTTCTTGGAAGTCTTTTTTTGTTAATACGTCTGGTGCTGGCATTTCTTCGTTAATCCATTGTTTAAGCTTTCTATCAGCGTAACCATCAAGCGCTTTTTCCATATAGCTTTTAAACTGTTCTGCCGTTAAATGATCAACCTCTTCTAGTTCATCTAAGAATTCTTCGTCCATGTCTTCTAATGTGTCCCATGAATAACCTTTAGATTTTACTGTCCCGCAATATTCGATACCGTTATCCAAGAAGATCGTTATAACATTCTTACCTATCCAATCAACTTCTCCATATTCGTGTTCATTCTTGCTGTAGTAATGGAAAATTATAACTCTTTGACCCTCTTTAACGTTTTCCATTTCTTGCCTCCTTTTTAAGCTAAGACTACTATACCATTCTATAAATATAGTTGTCAACTATTTCCTGTAAAAAAAATCAGAAACTTTTATTTATTGTTTAAAGTCTACAATCTTAGATATTTCTTTATGGAATTTAAGATTAATAGTACCTATACGTCCACCTCGATTTTTAACAATAATCAATTCCATAATATCTTTGTCTGTTGTGTTAGGATTGTAAATTTCGTCGCGATATAACATTCCTATAATGTCTGCATCTTGCTCTACTTGCCCACTGTCGCGTAAATCGGATTGCATGGGTCTTTTATCTTGTCGTTGCTCCACGTTCCTAGAAAGTTGCGATAAAGCTATTACGGTACAATCTAATTCTTTCGACATTGTCTTTAAGGCTTTTGAAATCTCGCCTATTTGTATATTTTTATTAGCTTCAAGTCTTGGGTCGCCTTTAATCAATTGTAAGTAGTCAATGAACACAACCATATGTTCACCCGGATATTTACGTTGTACTAATCTACATTTTTGTTTAATGTATGCCATATCGACAGCAGGCTTATCGAAAATATGTATCTTAGATGACCCTATTGCACCTATTGAATGTGTAGCTCGTTCCCAATGCTTGTCATTAAACATTTGTACCGGATTACGCATTAATTCTGAATTTACGTTCCCTACACTACTAATCATTCTTTCTACCATTTCCTCGGTAGACATCTCTAACGAAAAAATTACAGTAGGTTTATCGTTTTTAATACTGTGCGCTTCTGCTATGTTTGTAACTGTTGCACTCTTACCCATTGCAGGTCTTGCGCCTATAACGATTAGCTTCTTGCGTTGTAAACCATTGATATACTTATCTAATGTCTCAAAACCACTAGAAGCCCCTTTAATACCTGTATTAGACACTTGCATTGATTCGAATACGTTTTGTAACGCTTCCTTTACGCTTCCGTCTTCTGAATCTAAAGAAGTTCTGTCGCTTATATCGGCTAGGTCATTAATCATTTTGTCATTAAAGTTACCGAAATCAGAATCTATCAACAATTCCATATTCTTTTGCATTAACATATATGCTTCGCGCTTTTGGTACTTTTCCAATAAAAGTCTTTGCGTTTGTTCAAATGTGTTCGCCGAAAATTCCGCTTGCGTTAACTCTTGAATGTATTTGTATCCACCTGCATTATCTAATACCTGCTTTTCAATAGCTTTGTTAATAACCGCCATTAAGTCTGGCTTAATACCTTTCTTATATATGTCTTCTATAACCTGCATAATTGTTTTATTGTTGGTATAATAAAAGTATTCAGACTTAACTAAACACTTTTCCATTAGTTCTGGGTATTTAAGGATACCACCTATTATACTATTCTCTAAATCTAAGTTTATAAGTAATTGTAACTTGTCTTCCATTATTCAAGACCCCCAATAATGCTTTTTATCTTTTGTAAGTAGCTATCCACTACTTCTTTAGGTAAAGCATTTTTTTTATGTTCTTCCATTGATTGAATATAAGCTTCTGTTTCCTCTGCTGTTGGTACACCTCGTAAAACGTCCCTATCGTCCTTCACAAGGTCTTTAATGCTCGGAAGGTAACTACTCTCCTTAATATGATTAAAAAGGTTTTTAGATACCTTCTGATAAGGCTCGTCAGCTAGGAACAACTTTAGATTCTCATAGAAAGCTTTTGTATCCATATTTCTCATTTGGTTTTGGTAATTGTTGTAAATTACCTCTGCTATTTTGTTCAATTCCTGTAAATTCATTTGTTCCGACCTCCCATGGTTTTGATTCATTTGTAATTAATTGACTTTCGTTCTTAACTTTAACACTTTTACTTTTTATTTCAAGTACCAATCTATCGAATTGTTCTCTTAGTTTAGAAGTAGATAGAATGTTTTTAAACCAAAAATTATCTTTTTGACACCATTCTATAACGTACATTATTTGTTCTTCCGTTCGTTTATCTCTTTCTCTCATTAATCTTATTGAATTTGCCCAAGTTTCTAAATTTGGTTTTTTAGCATTTGGATTATTTTCTAATATTAAATCAAATAACCTTTTAGATG